ATTAGAATTAGTTAGACAAGCAGCTATTAGACAACGCTATATAGACCAAACACAATCACTTAACTTGTCATTTGATCCTAGTGATTCACCTAAGTGGATTAATCAAGTACACTTTGAAGGTTGGAAATTAGGTATTAAAACCCTTTATTACTTAAGAACTGATAGTGTAATAAAAGGTGATTTAGGAAGTAGAATGGCAGATTGTGTGGCATGTGATGGTTAACGAGTCAATTGATTTAATGTTATTTATATGAGGAGTGCGTGAGTGCTCCTCTTTTTTATATTTATAACAAAAATATAAATGAATCTTTCTAAGAACTTATCAGTTAGAGAATTTACAAAATCCAATACAGCTGAAAGAAGAGGTATTGATAATTCTATTCCAAAAAAGTATTGGTTATCTGCTAAAGCTTTAGCTGAAAATATATTTCAACCTATTAGAGAGCATTTTGGTACTCCAATTTATATTTCATCAGGTTTTAGAAGCGAGGCATTAAATGAGGCAATAGGAGGATCAAAAACATCCCAACACTCTAAAGGTGAAGCAATAGATATTGACATGGATCATAGAAATGGTCCTACTAATGCAGAAGTATTTTATTACATTAAAGATAATTTACCATTTGATCAATTAATTTGGGAATTTGGTGATGAAGATAACCCAAGTTGGGTACACGTTTCATATAACCCTGATGGAGAACAAAGGGGTAAAATACTAGTCGCTTATAAAAGTAATGGTAAAACCAAATATAAATTTTGGGACCGTTAAAAGTTAAATTAATTTGTTTTATTAATTTAAATAAAAACATTTAATAAGTGGAAAGTAAAATAGAAATGTTAAAATTAACCTCAATTCAACTTTGTTTAGCAGTTAGTACTGCTTTTGGTTTTATTTGCACTTACTTTTTAAACCTTACAACAACACATTCTGAACAATATGTAGCAGTTATAGGTGTTTTATCCCTAGATGGTATATTTGGCATTATAGCAGGGATTAAACGTGAAGGATTTAAAACATATAAAGCCCTCAAAGTATTAAAATCAATAATAACCTGGATATTGTTACTAACAGGTATTTTAATGATAGAACAAGGATTTACAGGTTTAGGATGGTTAAGTGAAACAATTATAGCTCCCTTTATTACTTTTCAACTTATTTCAGCTTTAAAAAATGCCTCAATGGCTGGTCTTATCAAAAATGAATTACTAAATATTATTTTAGATAAAATTGATAAACATAAAGGTGAAAGATTATGAAAAAATTATTAAATAGTATTACAGATACACGCATGGTGTATCTTTTAATGTCCCTTATACTACTATCAGGTTATTTTTTTAACTTATGGGAAGTAGTAGTTTTTGTAGCATTTATGTTAAATGTTGGTGTATGGACAGGTTTTTGCCCCTCAAAATGGTTTTTTAGCAAATGTGGCTTTAAAAAATCTGAATTATAAAAAATGAAAGCACTTTCAAGTCTATCATTAAACTCTAAAATATCATTAGGAGTTGCATTAGTTATTATGATAGCCTTTTTTATAGTACAAACTTGTATTGTATTTGGGTTATGTGAACCTTCTTTATCTTTAGCTAAATTTGGGTGGGGGTGTGTTGTATTTTTTATGCCTCCTTTTTTTAAAGTAGTATTAGAATTTACACAAAACATTACTTTAAAGGAAGCAAATATTAACATGCAGTTAAAAGCTATTGATAAATCTAATTTAGTGGTAATATTAGACATGCAAGGTTATATTTTAAAGGCAAATAATAAATTTTGTGATGTAATGAAGTGTGAAGAAAAAGAATTATTAAATCAACCCCATTATAAGATGGTTCCTGAAGATTATGCTAAAAGTAAAGAATATATAGAATTTTGGGAAACCCTTAAACAAGGAAAAAGTGTTAGTGGAGAATTTGAAAGAATATCTAAAAATGGGGATTCAGTATGGTTATTTGGAAATTATACCCCAATACAAAATAAAAATGGGGATTATACTAAAGTTTTAAAAATAGCAACAGATATTACAACCCAACATAAAGCAGAAATAATAGTAAACCAAAAAAATTCTTATCTAGAGCATGCTGCTAAAATTCTTAGACATGATATGCATTCAGGTATTAATACCTATATGCCCAGAGGTTTAAATTCTTTAAAGAGAAGATTAAAAAAAGATCAAATTAAAGAATTAAAAATTGATGCTCCTCTTAAAATGTTAGAAGAAGGTTTAAAACATACACAAAAAGTATATGCTGGGGTAAAAGAATTTACAAATTTAGTGAAGGAAGAAGTGCAATTAGATAAACAACCCCATAATTTAAAAGAAATTTTATCTAATTATTTATCATCAACATCATATGGGAAACAAGTTGCTATAGATGAATTACCTACAGTTGAAATTAATGAACCATTATTTTGTACAGCTATAGATAATCTTATTCGTAATGGTTTAAAATATAATGATAATTCTACAAAAATAGTTACTATTTATATGGAGAACGATTATACACTTTGTGTAGAAGATAATGGTAGGGGTATAACTCAGGAAGAATTTGTTGAATTATCCCAACCCTATACTAGAAAAGAAGGACAAAAAGAAGGAGGATCAGGACTAGGGTTAAATATTTGTATTGCCATTTTAAAAGAACATAATTTTGAAATTAAAGCAGAAAAAGTAAATCCAGGAACTAAATTAAAGATTAAAATAAAATAAAAAAATGATAAACTCTATCCTACTAATTGATGATGAGGATTTATTCCACCTAGTATTTGAAGATGCTTGTAGCATTTTAGATATAACTTTATCATTAGAGGCATTAAACTCAAGTGATGAGGCTGATAAGAAATTTAAAGAATGGTTTCCAGATGATCCAAATCAAGAACGTCCTGAATGTGTATTTGTTGATTTGAATATTATTGGGTCTTCTTTTAATGGAATTGAAATGGTAGATAAAATTAATAATGAATATGGGAATGGATGTGTAATTGGTATTATTTCTTCATCAGATGATCATCAAGAAATTGAAAAAGCTAAAGCAGTAGGGGCACAATTTTGGATTATTAAATCAGATGATATTGAACCTCGTTTAGAAGAATTTATGAAAGATTACGATGGATATCTTAATAAAACAAACCCATTTAAAATATATAAATGATAAAAAAACTAGGACATATATTAACTTATCATGATTCTGAACCTACTGAGGTTTTACAGGGATTGATCTGGTTTATATTTGCTCCTATGGTGTTAGAAGCAGAATTTTTTCCTAAATTTTGGTATTTAGCTATTATTAGTGTTATAATAGGTTTTGGAACCCTATACTCAGTTGTTTACCGTAGTTTAGAAACAAGAAGAAAATTTGCTTATAGTTATGGAGTTATTGCTATTATTTTTGTGCTAATTCATTTTTTCACTAATGCCCCTTCAACTCCTATGAATTGGGGGTGGATTGTAATAGCAATCAGTGCACTAAGTAACATTAGAAGAATCACTCATAAAATTAAATCTAAAAAATCTGAAGTAAAAGAAACAGATGTTTCTAAAATGTATAGAGAAGATTTAGAGAATAAAATTAAACAATTACAAAAAGAGAATTTTGATTTACGCTTTAAAAATATTGAGCTTCAGGATTCTAAAAAATAAATACAATGGAGGTTACAAAAGAAGTTAAAGAAGTATTATTATATTTTGCTAAGAATAAAAAAATATATTTAGAAGGAAATATTTTAAAAGTTCTTAAAGCAAATGGAGATACTGAGTTTCAAAAATATCTTGATACTTGTAAAGAAAAAGATACTACGTCACGCAAAAAAAGGTTAGAAGTAACTAAACAAGTCCAAAAACAAAATAAACAGTTAGTAACCCAACAGAAAGAAAAAGACTCTTTAATGGAAGAGCTTCAAACTGCTTTAGAAGAAGCTCGAGATGCAGAATGGGAATCTCAAAAATTGAGAGAAGAAGCTGAAAAAAGTAAAGACAAAGCATTAGAAGATCTTGAACTGATGCAGAAAAAAACTCAATTTGAGTTAATAGGTCGTATTGTAAAAGTTGCTTTATGGGTAATTTTAGGAGTAGGTTTAATTACTACACTTCTTTTTGCCTATACCTTGGTTTCTGGAGAAGAAAATCCTATATTAGAGTCTACTTGGTCAAATTTATTTGGCATACTATTAACTAACTCCTTTAGTATCATAGGTACTATTATGGGGGTTAAGTATGCTTCTAAAAATGAAAATTAACATGTTAAAGAAAATCCAAGAAAGGGTATTTCCCTTTATAATAGCTCTATCTGCTTTATCTGTATCTTTATCTGCAGCATTCTACTCAGTTACTGGTTTAAGTAAACTATTTGCTGGAGCATCATTAGAAGTAATGATTATGGCAGGTTCATTAGAGGCAGCAAAATTAGTAATTGCTTCTTTATTATATCAATATCGCAAAACTATACCAAAACTACTTAAAGGATATTTAACTACAGCAGCCCTAGTACTAATATTAATTACTAGTATGGGTATTTATGGTTTTTTATCTGCGGCTTATCAAGAAACAGCTAATAAATCAGGTACTGTAGATGCTCAAATAGCATTAGTAGAAACTAAAAGAGATAATATAAACAAACAATTAGAAGTTTATAATGCTGAAAAAGAAAGTATTGATGAAGCTGTAGCTAATTTAAGATCAGGTTTAGCTAATAATGTAATACAGTACAAAGACCCAGAAACTGGGGAATTAATAACAACTACTTCTAGTTCAACTCGTAGAGCATTAGAAAAACAATTAGATCAAGCTATAGATCGTCAAACTAATCTAAATTCTAAAGTAGATGATTTAAACACCCAGCTATTTGAATATGAAACCGAAATAGTAGAAATAAAATCTAGTAGTGATATAGCTGGAGAATTAGGCCCACTTAAATATCTATCAGGTTTAACGGGTTGGCCTATGGATAAAATTATAAACATTTTATTACTTACTATTATTTTTGTATTTGATCCATTAGCTATTGCACTTGTAGTTGCTGCTAACTTTGCTTTTGAACAATTACGTTCTAAACCTAGAAAAAACATTTATGGTGAAGATATACCTGAAGAAGAAGATGAAATAGATAATACTCCACCTCCCCCACCCACACCTAAAAATGTTATTGAAAAACCTAAAGTTATTGAACCACCTACTGAAGAAATTATAAAAGAAGAAGTTGAAGATTTTGATGATGAGGGTTATGTTATCCATGATGAAGAAAGTAAATTACTTGAATGGCAACTTGAAGAACAATTAAAATCAATTCCTAAAGTTAAAAAATATGGCCCTAAAGGATGGAAAACCATACAACAAAAATTAGAAAATCTTAGGAAAAAGAAAAAAGATGATGATGATCTAATAATAAGATATTAAATTAAGCTTGGCTTTTGCCAAGCTTTTTTTTATATTTACGTAAATAAAATAAAAGTTATGGTCTATAATCCACTATTCACAAGAGAAGAAATTGTACAAAAGTTATCCCATCTAAAAAAATTGAAATACAATCAATTTAGATGGTGGAGAATGTATGATAATCAAAACCCACCACTCCCCAATAGAGCACCTTTATTAGATAAAATCATGAATGGTGATTTTGACTACTCACACTACAAATACCAGGCAATGTTAGTTGAACATGATATAAATGAAAAGTCAGCTATTGCTATTGATGGTATTCATGAAAAAGAATTAACAAAAGTTGATAGAGCTCGTAGAAAACGTCTTTTAGAGGATTATGATAAAGATGAAACCAAAAAACTACAAATTATTAAATCTGAATTTTGTAAGGAATTTCATATAACAGAAGAAGAATATGAAAAAGAAGTAATTGAGTTTGGATATGATTTAAAAGATTTTTATATTTATTGCGAGCAGAAATTTGGGAAAAAGATCCGAATTTCTAGACGTGGTCGAAAACCTAAAAATATATAGAATGAAAGTTTCGCATGAAGTACCGTTATGTTTACTGGAAGAAAGTAAAAAATTTAATGACTATCAATATTTCCTCCCCCATCTAGCTGACCAATACCCTGAATATGGTGAGTTTTTTAAACGTTATAGAGAAAATGGTGGTTACGTCATTATGGATAATTCACTTCATGAATTAGGTGAAGCATATGATCATGATAGATTAATGTATTGGGTTAATGAAATTAAACCTAATGAATTTATAGTACCAGATGTTTGGGAAGACGCACATCAAACTATTTATAATGCTATGGAATGGTCAGGTATTGAAATGCCTGAAGAAACAACTAAAGTAGCAGTTGTTCAAGGTAAATCATATAAAGAAGCTAAAGATTGTGTATTAGCTTTCAAACAATCTGGTTATAAAAAAATAGCATTTTCATATGGTGCCAATTATTATAATGACTTAACACTACACCCAAATAAAGATATGGGTAAGGTATTAGGTAGGGTAATGGTAATAAGTCATATGCTTCAAGAAGGAGTATTAACACAAGAAGATAGAGTACATTTACTTGGATGTTCCTTACCTCAAGAATTTGGATGGTATGAAGATATAAATTGTATTGAAACCATTGATACATCAAATCCAATAATGGCTGCTTTAGAATTTAAAGAATATTCTCCATCAGGTTTAAAATCTAAACCTAAAGCAAATATGAATAATTATTTTGATATTGATAAAGATAAAATAAACGAAGAACTAATAGATTTTAATACAAAAATATTTAAAAAAATTAACAATCTAAAATAGCGTTTGCCTATACGCTTTATAATACCTGGCATAAGTTATATAAATTAAATTATGAGTCAATTAAAATTAGATTTAGAAACAGCACCAAAACATGCTGTAGTATCATTGAGTGGTGGAATGGATTCAAGTACACTACTATTAAGATGTCTTGAAAGGTTTGAAACCGTAACTGCACTATCATTTGACTATGGTCAAAAACATAGAGTAGAACTAAAACGTGCCCAAGCACTAGTAGATTATCTAAAACGTATGGGGCAAAATGTTACATACCAAGTAATTAAATTAGATGGTTTAGTATCATTATTAGATTCTGCTTTAGTAGATGGTGGTGATGAAGTACCTGAAGGTCACTATGCTGAGGATAATATGAAAGCAACTGTAGTACCTAATCGTAATAAAATATTTTCTAGTATTACACAAGCAGTAGCATTAAGTATTGCTAATCGTACAGGAGATAGTACAGCAATTGCTTTAGGAATTCATGCTGGTGACCATGCAATTTACCCAGATTGTAGACAAGAATTTAGAGATGCTGATTTGGAAGCATTTAAAGTAGGTAATTGGGATAGTGATAGAGTTAGTGTTTATACTCCATATCTTCACGGAGATAAGTTTACTATTTTACAGGACGGTGAGCGTCTATGTGATGTATTAAATATTAATTTTGATGAAGTATATGCGCGTACTAACACAAGTTATAAACCAACTCCTGAAGGATGGAGTGATTTTAGAAGTGCATCTAGTGTTGAACGTGTAGAAGCATTTATTAAATTAGGACGTCCTGATCCTGTAGTGTATGGTGAAAATGGAGATGTAGTTGAATGGGAAGATGTTGTAAAACATGTTAAGGGAGTACTAGAAGCGTACCAAAACTAAATATATTATGACAAAAACAACCCGAAAAGTTAATAATGATCTCTATTATAGAGACGCTAGAATTACATCTACTGAAGACCCCCTTCAGGAATATTACCGAAACTTGAGGGCAGCCCCAAAAAGTTGTACTGAAGATATAGAAATTAACGGTCAAAAAATACCTGACCCAAGAAAACACCAAATTATATCATTCATTAAATCTGGTATAAGAATAGGAGGTTATCTAGCTTTTTTCCATAGCTTGGAATTAGCAGCCTTCATTCTTATATTAAGTGAAATGTTTGGTTTAGGTGAAGAATTAGTTTAATAAAATAAATATATTATGAATAAAGAACGTGGAATATTATTGTTTACAGCACCTTGGTGTGAACATTGCAAAGTTATTACTCCCCTATTAGAATCAATGGGAAGTAAAGGTAAAATCCAACTTAGAAAAGTAAATGTAGATTACGATGCTAGTACTACATCTAGGTATAATGTTAAATCTATCCCTACAGTAATTCTTACTGATTTACAAGGTAATGAAATTAAAAGACGTGGTGGAGCAGGTATGTCAGAACAAGATATTTTAAACTGGGCAAATGGGTAAATTTACATCAACGAAGGTATTTGATGGGTTTAGTACAGTTTTCCGTCAATGGAAAGCTGAAACAACCCATTGCAAATATTTACATGGTTATGGAGTTTCATTCAAAGTATGGTTCGAAGGTGAACTTGATGAAAGAAATTGGGTTTGGGATTTTGGAGGTATGAAACGTGCCAATGGTAAAATAGATGGCAAATCACCAAAAGAATGGATGGATTACATGTTTGACCATACTGTAATTGTAGCTGAAGATGATCCTGGTATCAATGGTTTTAAAACCATGAATGAATTAGGAGTAATCCAATTAAGAATTATTCCAGCTACGGGAGCTGAAAAATTTGCTGAGTACATTTATAATAAATTAAATACATTTGTCCAGGAAGAAACAGATGGTAGAGTAAAAGTTACTCAAGTAGAATTTATGGAACACAATAAAAATAGTGCTATTTATGAAGGAGAAGATGTGGCTTAAGGACAATCCAGGTAGGATTACAGATTATGATAAATCACTCCCAGTATTAGAAGTATATTATGCAGTACAAAGTGAAGGCAGTAGAGCAGGTATGCCTACAGTTGTAGTTAGAACTACAGGTTGTACTCACAGATGTTGGTTTGGTGCTGGAGGTTGGTGTGATAGTTGGTATACTTCAATCCACCCAGAAAAAGGTAAATATACATTTAATGATATTATTAAAATGTATGATAATAGACCTGACATTACTGAAATGATGTTAACAGGTGGTTCACCAACAATGCATGCTAATTTAGTTAATGAATTAACACACCTTGCTAATGAACGTGGTATTGTAATTACTATTGAAACAGAAGGTAGCCACTTTATTAAAACTGATTATCCAATCGGATTAATTTCCCTATCACCTAAATTTAGTAATTCAATTCCTAAAATTGATGAAAATACACCTATGGGTAAATTAGTTGATCAAAAAATGATTGACACTCATAACAGGTATAGACTAAATTATGATGCTATTAAAATGACATTAGATTATCATACTGATTACCATTTAAAACCAGTTTGTAACCCAGATGAAATGCCTGATGTTTGGAATGAAATAGAAGAGTTTAGAAATAAACTTGATATTCCTAAAAACAAAACATGGTTAATGCCCCCAGGCGATAGTAGAGATGAACTAATCAGAGTATACCCAGCAGTAATGCAGTTTTGTACTGATAATGGTTTTAATTTTACAGGTAGAGAGCACATAATTGCTTTTAATGATCAAAGAGAAGTTTAATGAATAGTGTTATTTTAGGGGTAATATGTTTTATGATAGCTCATTCATTGGCTTTTTACCAACTAAATGGTCAATTTTTAAAATCTACTGATTGGTTTAAAAATAATACATTTTTAGTAGCATCATTTGGTATTATAGT